TGACAAAGCCGTACTCATTCTCAACTATGAGAAGTTTAGAGTAGACACAGAAGAACTGAAGAACATAATCGGAGGCAAGCGCGTCTTTATCATTTGGGATGAGATGCCAACTAAACTAAAAACCAGATCATCTCAAAATTATAAAGGTGTAGTTGAGTGTCTTTATACGACACCACCCCCGCAAGTATCGAAAGATAAAGAGCGGGCTGAGCTACGGCAATACATGCTGTCGGCAACACCAATTGAAAACAATCCAGAAGATTTTTTCAACTGCATTAGGATTATTGACCCAGATATTTACGGAACAGTCAAAGAGTTTCGTAACGAATACGTCGCAAGGTATGATTATTTTGATCGCAATAAACCAGCGGCATGGCATAACCTAGACAAAATGGGACTTAAGGCTTCTCACATTGTTCATCAGGTAGATAAACACGATCAAGACATTGCAAAGATGTTTCCTAATGTTATATCTGAGCCGTATTTCATTGATTGGAATGACAAGCAGCGCAGTCTTTATGATTCAGTGCGTAAAGAAGCTCGCAAGGTAGATCCAGACGATGTAAACATTCTTGCAATAATTACAATACTTCAAATGATTTGCAACATGCCATCGATGGTTTTAAATTCTGCTGCTGCATTTGAAGCATTTGAAGCAGCGGTGCAAGAGGCATTTGATTTGGGCGCTAGTGCGCCTGACAAGTCAGGATCAGAGGTTGCAGCCAAGTTAATGGATGCCATTCAACCTGAAAAATTTACCAATGACGGTCATGCCAAGTTAGAGGTACTTAAATCTCTCATTACAGAAGCGCATCCCGATGAAAAGATAACTGTGTTCTCTGCATTCAATAATGGATTAATGCCAGACCTGCGCAAGTACTTTGACGAGTGGGGCGTATCTCATGTTTACTATGGCGGCACAGCAAAACAAAGGCAGGATGCAGAGGACGCATTTAAAACCGATCCAAATATTCAAGTGTTCTTGTCTTCGGATGCAGGATCGGATTCAATTAACCTTGAGGTTGGCTCTGTATGCATTCATTACGACTTGCCATGGAAATGGTCTACATACACTCAGCGGGAAAACCGGATTCACCGAGTTACATCTAACTTTGAAACCGTCAGGTTTTACACACTGCTAATGGCAAACTCAGTAGAAGACAGAAAACTTAAGGTCGTTCTTGACAAAATGGGATATCATGATGCCATCTTTAAGGGGGCTATTGCCGATCAAGCAATTAGCCAAAGGATGAGCAAAAAAGACTTTATGTATATTCTTGAAGGCTAAGGTTGATACAAGTAGATAGTTTTGTACGCCCGTACATGACGCTGATACTGATCAATTGCAGTCAAAGTAGCAGTAAGGCAATTGCTTCCACTTACTACCGAAACAAGGCCGGGATCATAAATATGATAAACAGATCCATCATCGGGCGAAACCAAAGGGCTTGTTATAAGAGATGAATATCCGTCTCCAAAACTCCATTTATGCTGAATGATTTTATTGTTTGATGGTAAATTAGCAAAATTTGGAGTAAACTTGATTGATATTCCAACCGGTATTAATTTTGCCGCAGGACCATGGTTAGAAAAAGTCTTAGTTCCTGAACTACTCGTGGGAGTTCTATCAACGATAGTTTGACCAGTCCACGTTAAAGTGTAATCATCTAATTGCGATCCATCTCTTCTGGCAATGGAAAAACCGATTGATGGAGAATAAATATCAATTGTATTAATTATTGAACTCATGACACGCTATCTTTCCAAATAAAATTACCGGGCGTTGCGTATTTAGGTTGAACGTCAAAAAGGTGAATTGTAACAAATTGATTTAATGCCTGAGCGCGAACTTGTAATTCAGTATCAGATTTTGCAAACATCATGCCGTCATTGCTATTCATTGTGTCTGTGAATTGATTAACTGGTATTAAATTAACAAAGCGGTTATTAACCCAGTCTCGATCTCCAATTTCCCAACCGCCATCTATAAATGCGCGACCCTGCCAGTTAATAGCTCGTTGTTTAACAGAAACTTTTTTAATACTCCAAGCACTACTATTGTTGTAACCATCTTCAACAATGACTAGACTGTAATTACCCGGTAAAATTGAATCGTTGTAAGCGGTTAATTTAATTGATTGCCATTGACCCAATGTAAAAGAAGGCACATTTAATTCAAATAATTTATTGCGATTGTTATCATATAAAAATGCAGCAATTTGATTATCTGTAGATGAAAAATTAAGATCAAAAGTTATATAAATATCTTCAAAATTTTCAATTTTAAATTTATTAGTTTCTATGCCTTGCCAAGCACTCGTATTAGCGTCACTAATGGTGTAAATTTTAACTGGTTTTTTGTTAAAAGTATCTGTATTGTCAACTTTTGCTGAAAGTGCGCCAGTATTTGTTGTCCATTGATTTGATTTAAGATCTTCTGTGATTAATTCTTTCTCATCAGTTTGATTAGAAAAAATTTGAGCGCCTTTAACAGGTGTTATACTATTCATAATGCTAGATTTATATTCACCATAAATCATACGATTTGATCGTATGCTTTGAATTTGAGTTTGACCATCTTTTAGGTCTGCCGACCATCCAAATAATCCACGATTACTATGAAAAAATGTACTTTCAATAGTATTAGTAGTGTAAATTAATTTTAATGCATTATTTTTTAATTCAAATAATTTGCACTCTATTGTATTATCAATTACAGTTGCTTTAAAAACAAGAATTTTATTGCCTTGCCAATAAGACAATTGATTGGTAATGTTAAATGTAAATATAGATTCTAATTCGTCCGTTATATTAATTTTAAATTTTAAATTACTGCTGTCTTTGTACCATTGAAGATGAGTTGCCAAATAAGAAATGTTCTTTGTAGTAATTTTTTGAATTTGAGATTGAAGTTGACCGACTGCACTGGCTGCACTACTTGGATTTTCTTGATATGTACCTGATAATGGAGATGGCAAAGATAAAGTTGCAAATGTACCCGGAATAGCGCTCAAATTAACTTGAGTTTTTCCACTTGAGTTTTCTAAATTGCTTGCGTTTATTTGATATTTTCCCGATAATGGAGATGGCAACGTCAAGCTTGCTTTGTTCCCCGGAATTTTACTTAAGTCACCTTGAGTTATTTGAATATCATTTGGAACCACATCATGAACATTAGATAAATAATTTAAATCTCTTTGTAATTTAGTGTTTAATTCTAATTGAGTTACTGGTCTATCGCTATTTCTAAAATAAAAAGAAAATACATTTGGTTCAACGTTGGTTGAATTATTACCAGTAGATGCTCCAGTGTTAATAATTGCGTAAACGGATCCATTTAAAATTTTAGGATCATTATCTGATGTATCACCCTGATCATCAAAGGTTTTATACAGCAGTGGCCACCTTGATGGTAAATTGCTACCAGTTACGTTAATTGGATAATTAAAATTATAATAAACGACGCTTTCACCTACAGCGTGATTTTTTAAAGCTTCCAGTGATCCGTATACATTTGATCCGCTGGTATTAATTCCATAATTACTATTATATACTCCGCGAGTAATTCCAGTTAATGTATTAGAACTACCTTTTCCGGTGTAACTAATGTATTCAGTATTACTTACTAATATTATTCCACTGGTAGGAAAACTAGAAGTGTCTGCAAGAGTAATCGAAGTTGGTGCAGCATTGTTAATTGCGCTTCCTAATGTGCTAGAGATAAGCGCTCCATTGGGCGGGACAGTTTTAACTACAACTTTTTCAAGTGTGTTAATATCAAGTGGGGCGTATTTCCAATCTGATGAAACGCAACGCACCCCCGCACAAGAAAAGGTGCCAGTGCCGCTTGACAATTTAATTGTAAATTTGACACCTGTTATTAAACCTTTATTTGTATTAGTTAAATTTAATACATTAGTTAATAAACTTAAAGGTATTCTAAATTCAACATTGTTATTAGGAGAGTCGTTAGTATAAGTTGTTCCTACTGCATCAAAAGCAATTGTATTCGTTTGATTTACATCAAATCCACTAGCGGTAGTATCAGTGGTTAATGATATAGAAGAGGTGGTTTTGTTAATAGTACTGGGAACATTTGGCAAAGAAACAAGAATATAATCGGTTGGTTGATACGCATTAATATCAATTGGATCATTTTTAGAATAAACACTTTTAGATGTGTCACTACAACTAAACTGTAATTGCCTCCAGTTTCCTGTAGTAGAAATTGTGTCTGGATTTGAGATGCTCCAAGTTTCTCCGGCCTTAACCAAAATTTGAGCATTAATATTATCCATAGACACGGTTGCCAATTGCGTCATTGTTTTAGATGACAAATCAACAATGTATGGATTTTTATAAACGGCTGAATAAAAAGATTTTAAATCAGTATGTTTTTGACTAAGCAGGTTAAGTCTTTGATAATCATCATACGTGCCATAATTTGACCACCGACCCAATGAATCATCAAAATAATCAGAGATAATTTCTTGTTGATTTGCTTTAGCAGCATCGTATGTAATGTAACTCATGAAACGGACCACCCATCAGCAGACGAAGTAAAATCAGAATGGGCGTAATTTTTATTATCGCCCGGAACAAATTTATAAAGATTCTGATCACTAATTATGGTGTGGTTATTGCGTTCAAATCTAATCTCTTTAATTTTAACAAAATAAGCTTTATTGTTTTCAAATTTGGCATAAGCCTCCATGTAGGCGTGTCTACAAGTTGGATAAAAATACATTGTTGGCATACTTTTTTCTAAAAGCAAATGGTTGCGATCTGTATGAGAAACAGTTGTTGTATCTGCTCGCGCAGAAGAAAGGCGTTCAACTGAGTAATTAAAATACTCTTCAATTGATTTTAAGTTAGCTGCTTTGCCAACTACTCCATCTAATCTAGCATTGTAACCCGGATGTTTTTGAAATTGATCAAAGGCGGCTTTAATGTTAGTCAAACTAGTTAAATCGTAATCTTGCAATTCGACAGTTGCATTTTTTAAAAGATTGGTAACGATGTTGTTTTGACTGTTAGTGTTCTCAATTACAACTGGGTTACTAGTACTATTTATAATGTCACCCTTGTAATAATTAAAAGCCAAATTTAACAAGTCGTATTTAAGATTTGTTTGACCGGCAATAAATGGATCTTCTGTTTTGTTATATTGCATATCATAAATTGATAAAAAGTAATTAACAACCCAACTAGGATATTTATAATAATAAATGGGTTTAGCATTTTTGCCGGGATTATAATACTCCGCCTGCAAAGAAGAAAATTCTATTTTGATGTACTTAGCAGTAATGGGGTTAGGTAAGATGTAACTTTGGCGAGTGTTTGCTTTGAAAGTTTTAGGAACGTGATGCCACAAAAGATTATTCCAAGAATCAGTATCCGTTCCCGGACCATTACCATCAGTTGAATAATAAACATTAAAATGAACGCCGGGAGAAGCTGAATTAAGATAAACGGCATCAACTACAGCAGAGTCGCCGGTAGCATCAGAAACATCAAAGTAAAGACTTTCCACTCCATACTTTGATGGATTAGGTTTAGAAGACCAGAAATTATCATCGCCAGCTAATAACCCTTCAACACTGTAATTAGAAACAACGGACCTGAATTTATTAGATAAAAAGTCGGTGCCTTCGTTTGCTACTGCCGCAAGCACTCTTATCATTGCTGATGATGTAGCACCATTCACAAGCGCAGTGTTATCCGCCTTATAAGCTGTCGCGTTACTTGGCAATGCACTAGGCGTATTATAATAAATTTTATTAATGCCTGCGCCCTCAATAACAATTTTAAATTTTTGCCCGACCCAATTATCAGATATTTCAACTGGTTTAAATTTTATGTCTAGCCATTGATCACCTGTAGTTGAAACAGTTGTCTCTCCCTCAACAACGCCAACCCAACCAACTTCAGAATCATATTTTGCATCAACTGCAAGGGGTTCTTTGTAATAAGCTTCGCCTTCATCAAAAGATATATTTGAATGAATGATCTCAGTTATTGTTCTTTTAGTAGTTGGTGCCCAAATTTGAATTGGCGGCTCTTCGAAAGGCCCCTTTTGATAAGATGTTTGATTTTTTAAATGCAAATAACCTTTATAGCCTTTTCGAACTCCTTTTTTACCTTTTTGACCATGTACATACGCTTGATATTCATCTTTAGTATATTGTTGAATTACATTAAGATTTATAATCATTTTATTTTTTTTAAAATGTACATTTTTAACTGTATATTCACTATAAATAACGTAATATTTTTCTTTTAAAAATTCATATTGAAGTACAAGAAAACTATTTTTTGGTATTTTAAATTTTTTGTCGTAAACAAAAGTTGCATGCCACCAAGCTATATTTGATAAATCATCATAATTTACCAATTTCCATTTAGAACTAATGAAATTTTCGTTTAATAAAGTTCCAATTTTGATATAAGGAACACCATCGTTTTTTAAATACTTTGCGCTGCGAGGCGGCCTAGCAATTTTTGCAACGGTTGTAGATTGATTTTCCGAAGTTGTATTAGCAACCCTAAATGTGGTTGTAGAAGGAACATCAGTAATAAGAAATGGGCCATTAAATCCTGTAGTTGTAAATCCATCAATGTTTACATAATCTCCAACTTCTAGTTGATGCGCAGTAAGAGTGGTGTAAGTAACTTTGGTCCCATTATCACTACTTACCGCATAGGTGATATCAATAGAGGTTAAATATCTAGGGTTTAAAGATTTGTCATATCTATAAATACGATATTTGACTTTGCTATTAGCTGTAGCATTAAGATAAACTTGTGCGCCGGTTAAGTCAGGAGTTTTATCAACTCTGGTATAATCATTTGGCAGATAAAATTCTTGTTCAATGTACTTTTCTGTTGTGTAAGCAGATTTTTTATTTTGTTCTACAACAATACCGCTAAGGTTTTTAGTTATATCATTAGCTGTTTCGGCAAGAGGACATACGGCAACATGCGCACCGCCCTTTATGTATAATTTTGAACTTCCCGTTCTGTCTGCCATTAGACGATATTCCTTCCAACCCTAAGGTTTTTAACAACAATGGGCCATGGGCTAGCCTCAGCAGGATTTTTAGATGTATCAACAAGAAATTTTTCTTGATTTAAATAAACATCGGTATTTCTTGTAAATTTAATTTTTACAAATCTGCCAAAAACCATATCAAATGTAAAAGCTGAGATGCCCCATTTGTTTAAACTAGTTCCTTGATAATCTAATAATGTATGATTTGGATAAAGTGGATCAAACACAACTGGTTGATAAGTCCAAACGTTTTTAACTACCTTGGCCTTAATTATATTTGCTGTTTGAGACGGATTGGCAATATTTCCTTGTACAGTAAATGATGATGTAGTTGGAGTACTTTTAATGGTAAATGTTCCATTGTAACAAGTTGCTCCGCTAACTTCTGTAATAGTAACAGAATCACCAGTTTGCAAATTATGAGCGCTTACAAATGTGTATGTATAAGTTGTGCTTCCTGCTTCACTACCACAGGTAATTGAAGAAAGATTGGGCAAAGATGTGTCTTGAATGTCATCCGCATATGAAATTTCAATATCAATGGGGGCATTAAGTATTTCAAATATCAAAAAATTTACACTCTGAGTACTGCCTAAATCAATTATTAAATAATCTTCGCCAGAAGTTTTTAATTCCGACATCCAAAACTTATCGCGCTGATAAGTAACCGTTGGAACATTATTAAGACTCAAATAATCAATTGGATATTCATGATTAACAAAACTTGTGTTCGTATTTGCGTTTTGACGAGTAACAGAAATCGGTTCAGGGTAATCTGCTAATGCTTGATTGGCAGACCAGATGCCGCTATTAGAAAGGTTTTTTAAAGCAGAAAATTTAGTAATTAATGCCGAGTTGTTATTTAAACTTCCAACGGCATATGACGAAGCAGTAACAGAATTTGGTTTATAAAATCCTTGATAGTGTTGCTGAAAGTCGTTATGATTTCTAGGAGCTTCTTTCTCAACATCCGCTTCAACCCAATAGACCGAATTAAAATCATTGCCAGATTGAGTCGGCCAATTAATATTACTATTTCCTGTAACAAATTTAGTAACTTGATAAAATTCGCTACTAGCGGAGGCTGATTTAATATCTATGGGATAAGAATCTGCCTGTCCTAAACTTGTATTTAAAACAGTATTCATTGGCTTAAGATTTTCAACGGCATCACGAAGTAGGCGCATAGTTTGCGCATCAACCTCTTTAAGATTTTCAGCGTTAGCAAAAACGTTTAATACTTCAGCGGTGCTATCTGATTTTAACTCTGAAGGAGCGGGGTCATTAGGAATAACTGTAAACTCTTCAGTGTTATAATATCCATTCCTATTTGCATTAATATTAAAATTATAATTTAATATTTGATCTGTATGTTGATTAAAAATATGTTGATAATTTTCAATAATTCTTGTATTGTAACCGAGTGCTGATTTAGCGGCTAATCTCATTCCCTCAACTGTTGGTCCTAGCCTTGCAGCATGAAAATAATCAATCGCTCTTTGCCTATATGCTTCATCAAGAGATTTAATCAAAGCCCAAGAGTCGGCGTCAAGAACATTTTTTGAACTTTCTAAGTACGATTCATCAAAATTTCTTGCAAATCTAAATGGGTTGCCGTACAATTTGTCAAGTTGATCAAAATTAAATCCGTGTTCTTCTAACTGAAGTCGTGCATAAAAGTAATTTAATTTTAAAAAACTAACGCCAGCGGGACCAATTAAGGTATATAAAAATTTGTAAAGTCTAGAATCGGGCGAGGTGTTAAAAACTTCTTCAGGGAAGTTGTCTAGGTAGCTAACAATATTACCAGAGCTAGTTAATGCTTCAATTAAATACTGTTCGTCTACTAAGGCGTCATAGGTTGGTCTACTCATAATATGTTATTCCAAGTGTTTTGAGATTTGACCCTAATAGTCATAACTGATGATATGTCGGTAACTCCGTTTGATAACACCCCTTCCGGAAGAGCAACAAGTTCGTTATCACCAATTTGAAAATCTTCATTGTACGCGCCAAAACCAGTGTTAATGTTTATACCCACAATTGCCAATTTATCCTTGGCAGTTTTATTATTATATGTAATTGTAATTGGATGGTTGAATGATGGAGAAACAGTAAAATTGGCAACACTTGATGCAGTAACTAATGAATAATTACTGTTAAGTTTAGCCGTAAGTGCAATTTTATTTACAGTATCAGCAACCCAAAATGCTGTACTAGTAGAGGGATCTTTTCCAAGGTTGTTATCAACAAGTGATTTATAATATTTATCTCCATATAACACGATGTCATTCATTGAATAACTAAAATCTTTTGAATAGAATTGAACTTGAAAATCATCAAATTCAATAACTTCTGGTTCATTTTGACCGTATTGAATTTGAAAATTACTTACAACATAATTTTGATTTAAATCGGTTAACGCCTTGTTAATTGTCGGCGGTAATCCGGGGGTTAAAGCAATAGAACCATTATCAATGTATGAAAGTTCATCGTAAACTTCATCTAGTAAAAGACTTCCGCTGGTCCATGAATTAGATGTATTACGATAAATTCTGTAACCGGTTGCCCCATCAACAATATTCCAAGTTAATTTAATTGAGCTATTGATTAACGCTGGGGTTACGGTAGTAAAGGTTGATGCAGTAGTTTCGCCGTGTCCATTAATCGCGGTAATTTTATAATAATAAGCTATATTTGATAAACCAGTTCCGCTCGCATTTACGCCGTAATCGCTTGCAACCAAATTGGTTGGAGCGCTGAGCGCAGTTGAACTTTGTTTTGGCAGATACGGAAGATAAAGTTGATATTGTGTTGCAGTAATGCCGTCTCCAATGTTAACTAAATCAAGTACTGGTTTACTAATTGGATCGCCGTACTTATTAGTTTCAACTAACCTAACCCGTGAATTATCAGTGTCATCTTGTTCCCTGTTAAGTTGCTCTAATACATCTTTGGACCAACGTACATTATCCACTCCACCAACATTGTGAATGGTTTGAATAATGTCTGACAATTGAATTTCGTTTCCAAAATAAACATTGTCAAAATATCTAGTTAAAGCAAGTCGAATTGATTCGTTAACAGATGCCTTGTTAGCTCCAATTGAATACATTATAGTAATGTCGGGTTTAAAATACCTGACCATGGCTTTGTGAGCAAGAACATCGGTGGTCACCTGTTTATTGGTTTCTAGTAAGGATTGAAGCGTGACAATATTGCTATCGTATTGATAATTGTTAATATCAATAGATGGATTAATAGTTGTTAACAACAATGCAATAGTAGAATCGGCTACATGCGAATTTACGTAACTGCCATTAGACGCCCTCTCTTGAATTTGAAGTAGCGAGCTTGGTTTATTTGGAGGCAAAGAATATTTGATTTGCTCTGAATCTATGAGAAGGTAATCATTGTTAGGAAATTGTTTTGTTGTAGTTGATGCAACTTCCATTAAAACGCTTACTGTTGCGCCAGAGGCAGTGATGGCAGCAGCGGTAGTTCCAAATTGCCCCCTACCGGTGACGGTAAATGTATTTGACGCCTTTGCACTGTAACTAATAATTTCACTGCCAATTAAAATATATCCTGAGGCTGGAAATGGATCAGTTGAAGTAACTTTGATTGCAGTTGAGTTAGTAGCTGCTATGGTAACCAAAGTCACTTTGCCCGTATTAGCATCTCCGGTCAAAGTTCCAGTTATACTGTATTTAATTGTACTACCAGTGGTTCCGCTAGTACAAACCGCTGAAGTTAAATTAAGTGCTGTACTTCCTGTAATTCCACTAATACTAATTGTGTCGCCAACATTTAAATTATGAGCGGCTGAGGTTGTTAATGTGGCGATGCCGCCCGTTGCTGATGAGGTTGATATTGATATTTGATTGCTGGAATTTGAAGCGTTAGTAGTTGTTGATACGGCGGAAGAGTTTGGCAATTCGGTTGCCAATGTAGCCATTGATAGAGAGCTATTATTAATATATGGACCTGTGTATGGGCCGCCGCTAGTATCTCCTGAACCAACAGAAGGAATGGTCGCAGACCACTCAATGCCATTTCTTGCCCTTATTGTTCCATTCAAATCTGTAATTTCTTCTACTAACCAGTAATGCTCATCTTTGTTAAAAGTTCCGTTACTTAAACTAATTTGATTTGGCAAATCAATAACTGGTTGATGATACAATGGGGTAAATATGTTGTTTTTAATAGGTCGCCTGCCCGGTTCACCCATTCTTCTATAATTATCAATGTAAAATGCGCTAGTTGTATCATCAGTAAATTTAAATGTTGGAACGGAGCTTCCGGGGCGAGGGATGGTTACATTAGCAACCGTTGCGTCTTCTCCATTAACATAAACATCGACACAATTTAAAATGTTTCGATCATAATCGTTGCGAGAGGCAGTAGACATATAAGAGTGTTCAAACAAAAGAACGTCGCCCGGAGCAATCGCATTACTTGGACGAGTGTTAACATTACCTATGTAAACATTAGTAAATGTTACATTGGGTTGATATAGTACTGGAGACGCAGTTGAAGTAGGATCAATCGTTCCAATATAACGAGCAGCGTCACCTTTGTTTTTATCTTTAGGTAAAATGTTTAAAAAGTAATCATAGCCGGAAGTGTAGTAAATTGGCGACAAGCCTGAATCATTAGCAATAAAATATGGCAAATTGTCATAAATGTGCTTTGAATTATTATTGTTTGATAAATTAGTTGTAAATTGATGAATTTTATCAGATGGTCCATTGCCCCCCGATGTTGCATCAGAAACACTGGGGACTTGAATGTATTCACTATATTTAGAAATTGGACCAACAACGTTTGCTTTTTTTGATTTAGTTGAAAGCGCAAGTGATAAGAATTGATCTTTGGTGCCAGCAAGATTTCTGAAAGGACCGGCAGTAGTAAACCTTGCTTTAAGTTCAGTGTCTGATTCGCTATCTGCTCCGCCAGTAATTGGGTATTCGTTATTTACCGCAGTAATGCCGTAAATTGGCGCTCCAACTGTTTCCGTAATGGTATTAGCGGCAACATTACCAATGGTTCCACCTTGAATGGCTTCAATAGGAGCAATGACCTCAGTGGTCCCGGCCTGCAATGTTACAGTTGTGGTAGTTCTAAATACTACACTTGTATTTCCGTCGCCACCATCAGGAGTAAAAATTGTGGTACCAGATCGAATAATTACTGGATTTGTTGTAGTGGTTTCTCTTGAAAACGTTACATAACCCGTTGCGCGGTTACCAGCTTGACGACCAAACCCAAGGATAGCCAACATGTTGTCAAGATCTGATCCAAATTTTGCATCAATATCAAATGCCCCATTTAACACATTAAGATCAACTTGAGCGTCGGCTATTGCCTGCGCAACGGTATCAATAATTCTTCGCTCTGGAGTTCCCGTTTCAGCAGACATAGAGGGATCGAGCGCCCTCAATTGAGTAATCATACTTTGTGAAATTTGATTTTGTGTAGCCATATTATAAGGAAAGTGATAGTTTTATTGGATAAGCTTCGGGGTTTGCTTTTGCAGTTGTAAAATTAATTTCAACATTTGCAGCAGTTAAATTTTGTTCTAATTTAGTAATTTGAAAATCCATTACTACTTCTCTGGCAGTCAAAGTTGCTTTACCAAATGACATTTTATCTACTTTTGCCCTTGATAATTGACGAGCTTTATAACGATTTACAACTGCTGCTATTTCTGTTTCAATTTGTAAATGTAAATCGTCTAACGAATTTGGCGTAGTTCCTATGATTTTGTTTTCTAAACTACTGCCATAATTTTCATTAAATCGATTAGATCCTCTTTTTTCAAGTAATTCGCATTTAATGTCCTGCATTAATTTTTGTTCATTGGCAACTTTGGCAAGACCCTTGCTGCCAAGGGCTAAATCACCATCTTCTGTTAATCCTATACTCCAAGTCATATCTATATATTAACTGTGCGCATTTGACATATGTGAAGCGTTAGGTTCTAAGGGCTATCAAAGGGGCTAAACCGGCATTTGCTGATCCAGACGTAATTGAAGAAGGAATTACAAATTGACCGCCGTAGCTCCAATTTTCGGCAGTTGTAATAGTTGCACCAAATAAATTGGGATGAACGTAAAATCCGTTAATATTTGGAGCGCCGATAACAAAAATTGACACCCAGTAACTGGTTCCTCCAGTAATAGTCGGACTAGAGTTAAAAGTTGCGGTTCGAACGCCTGTTGACTGACCAGTGCCAGCATTAATTGAATTTGACGAACCGTTTGTAATAAGGGCGCTTCCATCATTTGTGTAAATAGCACATGTAATATTTGATGTTGTTCCGCCCGTTGAAGATAAATAAATTGCAAAGCTGGCGATTGTAAGAGTTCTTGATGGCGTAATTTTAACCGAATAAACCGTTCCTGATGTAAGGCTTCCGGTAGTGCTATTATTATAGGCCGAACCCGGAGGAATGACAAGCATTCCAGCACGGTTAGAGTCTAAAGTTTGTCCATCAACTGCTTTATTTGTTGACGTAATTGTATTGCCAGCCGTTCCCGCTGAAACTATTTTATTTGCCGGTGTAGAACTCGGGGTCACGCCATTAGTTGTTGCAGAGCTTAAATCTAATTTAGTGTCAACGATTCCTGTGGGAATATCACCAACAACTAGGGATCTAAAAAGGGGCGCTCCTGAACCGGAAACAGGTCCTCCAAAAATGTAATTTTGACTAGTTGTTGATGCGCCAGTTCCACCATTTGCAATTGCAACTTGACCTGACAATTGACCAACGCCAATTGTTTTATTAGTTAATGTTTGTGACCCATCAATTGTAACAATGTCACCAGACGTAGTACCGCCAATGGTTTTGCCAGTAATACCGGCAGCAGTTCCAGTAATATTACTAGAAGTGTAAGCTACCGTTGCACCAGAGGCAGCCTCAGGGAATGTAATTGTTTGATTAGAAATTGTTTGAGTAGATGTAATGGTTACTGAGGTATCAGAACTTTTTAATTTAGGAGAGGTTAAAGTTTTACTCGTTAATGTTTGAGGGTGATTCAAAGTGGTCACCACATCGTCGTTGCTAATAGGTGGAAAAGTTATGTACTTTCCGGATTGTGCGGATGGTCCTTTTAGAATAACGGCGTTTCCAGTTTGCGCATTTTTAAGAGTCACTCCATAGTAACTTTCTAATGTAATAAATCCATTGGCCGCGTCATTAGCTTTAAAATTTAAATTTCCAGTTTGACTAATTATGGAAGATGAATCATCGGATGCATTTGAATCACCATTAACATTAATTTGTACAAAACTACCGCTGACATTACCGATTAAATTATTAGCGGTAATAGTGTTAGCAGCAAAACTACCCGAAACGTCTCTTGCAACAATTTTGTTGGGCGTATTTAACTCTGTTGCCGTAGTAGCCGAATTAGAAACTTTACCTGCTGTAGAAATCGTACTAAGTTTAGAATCTGGAATCGATCCGGCTAAAGTTGGGTTAGGATAAGTTCCTGTAAGGTCGCCACCGGCGGCGTCTTTTGGTACTCTAGAATCAGATAAACGAGAATCAGTTGTAATAACCGCAGTACCAGTAACTTGAGATGGATTAATTGTAATTAATGATTGATTAATACCAATAGTTGGATTTGCAGTAGTTTCACCGACAACTGTAATGGGCGAACCGCTAGTTGGAGAAATTCTTTGAATGACACCGGCGGCTCCTGCGGCACCCGTGGCCCCCGTAGCACCGGTGGCCCCTGTAGCACCGGTACTGCCCTGAGGACCGATTAAACTAGCTCCAGAAGGCCAAACACCGCTTGCCTTAGGTCCATAAATATAATTTACGCCTGTATCAATATAAAAATCTCCATTTGAACCAGTTGAACTAGATGGAACGCCAGAACCATATCTAATTGTATTTGCAGTTCCTGTACTCGTACCACCCGTACCTCCAGTTTGATCAATTGGAGTCCAA